GTCGACTGGTTGGCTCAACTCGGGTGACTCGTGTGTACGAACCCATCTGGCGAAAGTTGACATCGACCTTTTCTGTAACGACTGGAGAACACTTAAACCAGTCTCACGCGATGATATCGCCCCGTTCGTCGTGGCATCTTTCGATATTGAGTGTAACAGCTCTACTGGTAAGTTTCCTGATCCAAACGTGAGAGATGACGCGTGTTTTCAGATTGCTATTTCGCTGTGTAAGTTTGGGAGTGCCGAACCATATGATAAGACGTGTTTGTGTTACAAAAAGACGGATCCAAACATCGAAGATTCGAACGTCATCAGTTTCGATACGGAACGTGAAATGCTTGAAGCGTTTCAAAAGTATCTACACGAAAAGGATGTTGACATCATGACTGGATGGAACATCTTTGGTTTCGATCTTGATTACATTTACACGAGAGCTTTCATGACCGGGTGTGATCCCGAATTTTTCAAACTTGGAAAATTAAAGAGTCAGGAATGTGAAATCTCAATCAAGAAGTTGAGCTCGAGTGCACTCGGTGACAATGTTCTGAAACTTCTTCCCATGTCCGGTCGGTTTGTATTCGATATGTTTCATGAAGTGAAGAAGGGGTACAAACTCGATTCATACAGTTTGAATAATGTTTCGAAACTGTATCTAGGCGATCAAAAGATTGATATGCCCGCGAAAGAGATGTTCGCGCGGTACGTCGAGGGTGACCCCGTGAAACTCCGAGAGGTTGCTGAATACTGTATCAAGGATACGTTGTTGCCACACAAGTTGATGAAGAAGATGTGTATCCTACTCAATCTCTTGGAAATGGCAAAGGCGACGTGGGTGCCTATGTGCTTTCTCGTAGAAAGGGGTCAGCAAATCAAGGTATTCAGTCAACTCACGAAGAAGGCGCGTGAAATGGGATTCATGGTTCCAACGATTCGGTACGGGCAACTCCCCGAAGAACCGTATGAAGGTGCGACTGTTCTGGAGGCGCACAAAGGTGCGTACTACACACCTATCACTGCCCTAGATTTTGAGGCTCTGTACCCGTCGATCATGATGGCACACAATCTCTGTTATTCTTCGTACGTGATGAACGAGAAGGACTATGGGAATGTACCCGGTATCGAATACGAAACGTTTAAGATTGGAGATCGAACATACAAATTCGCACAAGATGTTCCGAGTCTTCTTCCCGCCATTCTTCTGGAGCTGAAACAGTTTCGTAAAAAGGCGAAGAAGGATATGGCCGCCGCGACTGGGTACATGAAAGAGGTGTATAACGGTAAACAGTTGGCGTATAAGATTTCGATGAACTCCGTGTATGGATTCACGGGTGCTGGAAAGGGTATTCTTCCGTGTGTACCCATCGCGTCGACGACAACTTTTAGAGGTCGTGCGATGATTGAAGAGACGAAGAACTACGTCGAGAAGAACTTTCCCGGTGCGAAAGTGAGGTATGGGGACTCGGTAACTCCCGATACACCTCTTTTGATTCGTCGAAACGGAATTGTCGAGACTTGCAGAATCGATTCGCTCGTAGACTCATATGAAGAACGAGACGATGGTAAAGAGGTGGCTATAATTGACGCGGAGGTGTGGACTGAGAAGGGTTTCACACCTATCCATCAGATTGTTCGACACAAGACGACAAAGACGATCCACCGAGTCCTGACCCACACAGGTGTCGTCGACGTCACTGAAGATCATAGTCTTCTTCTCGAAAATAAGGAGATGATTACACCGAATGAAGTGACTCTCGGTACGAAACTTCTTCACGGTGACTGTGAAAAGAGTGTCGATTGGGAAGACACATCCGTATCTATAGATGAAGCGAAGGTTATGGGCTTCTTTTTTGGTGACGGATCGTGTGGTCATTATGGCGAAAAACACACGTGGGCGTTGAACAATTCCAATCTGGAATACCTCACGGAAATGCAAAATATCTGTCCGTTTGAGACTTCCATCTATGATACCATCGAAAGTTCCGGAGTCTACAAACTCAACGCGAGGGGTGATGTGAAGAGCGTTTCTGAGAGGTATCGATCTCTGTTCTATAACGCACACAAAGAAAAGGTGGTACCGTCTTGTATTCTTAACGCACCAATTGAAGTTGTGCAGTCGTTCTGGGATGGATACTACATGGCTGACGGGGACAAGGATGTTCATGGATACACGAGAATGGATATTAAGGGCAAAGAGGGGTCTATGGGTATGTTCATTTTGGGAAGACGTCTTGGATACAACGTTTCTATCAACACCCGCACGGATAAACTGGATGTTTTTAGACAGACATGGACGAAAGCACACCAAAGAAAGGATCCAATCGCGATCAAAAAACTCGAGGTCATTGGTGAGACTAATGGGTATGTGTATGATCTGACCACTGAGTGTCATCATTTTCACGTTGGACCGGGTGAATTGGTCGTACATAATACCGATTCTGTCATGGTCGAATTCGATGTGGGTGACCGTAAAGGTGAAGAGGCGGTCAAATACAGTTGGGAAATCGGTGAACGCGCGGCCGAAGAGTGTTCAGCCCTTTTCAAAAAGCCGAATAATCTAGAGTTGGAAAAGGTTTATTGGCCGTACTTTTTGTACTCGAAGAAGAGATATGCCGCGAAATTGTGGACACAAGGAAAGGATGGGAACATGAACATGGATTACATAGACATCAAGGGTCTCCAGGTTGTTCGACGGGACAACACACCGCATGTGCGGGAGGTGTGCAAAGAACTCTTGGATGTCGTACTCACATCGAGTGATACGGGTCCACCTAAAGAGCTCGCGAAGGAGCGGGCGATCGAACTTCTTTCCGGTGACGTTCCGAATGAGAAGTTGATCTTGAGTCAGTCTCTTTCGGATTCATACAAGGTGAACGGACAAAACGTATCTATCACGAGTCCCGAGAGTGTGAACATCAACCAAGCGCACGTACAGGTTGTAAACAAGATGCGTGAGCGTAAACCCGGTTCCGAACCTCAATCGGGTGATCGCGTTCCATACCTTCTCGTAGATACGGGAGATCATAAGGCGAAGGCGTTTGAAAAGTCAGAGGATCCTAAATATGTCGAAGAGAATAACGTACCCGTTGATTACAAATACTACTTCATCAATAAATTCCTCAACCCGGTGTGTGATCTTCTGGACCCACTCTTTGAAGATACGAAACAAGAGATTTTTGGGGAACTCATTAACCAGTGTAAACCACCACCGAAAAAACGAGAATTATCCCTGAGTGGTATGAAAAAAGCGGACCTTATCGAGGAGTGTAAAAAACGTGGACTGGAATGTGACGGAACAATTCCAGAGTTAAAACTTAGGATAAAAAATGCAACGACGAAACGTGAAGAAAGTGTTGAAGACTTATTTAAAAAATACGAGCAAAAGCAGAGTAAGGAATGAGCTTTCGCGATAAGATTTTGGAAGTATTCGAGCAAGAACTGGAAGCACGAATCAATGTCATGATGACACAGTATGCGGAAGTCATCGCGAACAAGTATCAGATCAAGTTGGTTTCTCTACTCAAGGATATACCCGCCATGTCTTCTAATCCCATGTGTAGAGGTACGAAACCCGATGGGTCGAGGTGTACATTCAAGGGAACACACGGTGGATATTGTGGAAAACACCAAAAACAAGGTGAACAAATTAAACAGAGAAGACACGAATCTATCACTGATGGTCACACACACGGACCCGGATTTAGAAATGTTGTGGGGTGTCCGGGTTGTGAAAAATCTTCTTCATCGAAGGGACTTATAGATTTGGATTCTATAATTGATAATGAGTAAAACAGATATTCTACTAACATCCATAAATTCATTCTACAACGAAGAGGACAACCGATCCAAATTGCTGAATATACTAGACAAATCAAGTGGTATTTCATTGAGAAATCTCGAATGGTTCATCACGAATTACGCGAAGAAAAATCATACATCTTACAAAACGAGTGACGGTAAGATTTTTACCGTTCACTATGCTTATAAATCGAGTCTCGATGGGTACTCGAAAAAACTGTTCGATCCATTTTGTCGTTCGGAAAAGTTTGCATACAAGGTTCCGGGTACATCTCATGAAATCCATACGACGCTCGCGCAGTTGAATTTCATCAAATGGTGTATCAAGAATAAGATTATCGACTATATTTCGAGTAACAAAAATACACTGTTTAGTAAGCAATCGGTTGTACCCGACCACCATCAAAAATAAATGTTTGATATCCCGTATAATACATGTGTAACGCGTATGTATTAGAAGATACGTCTACCTTTGTCGTATCCAGGTTCACTTCGATTTTTGTTTTATCGGACTGAATATCACCAAAGTCTAAGCTTCCCGATGGTTCCACGTTTATCGGATTCATCGAGAAACTATACGTATAGATATTCCTGATAGGTCTAGACAGGCGCATTCTGTATGGAATGAGGTATTTGTAATAATTATGATTCGTGTTGGTCACGTTTGGTAATCGAGTACCGTTGATGTAAAAGCTCGCGTCTTTCATGACGGGATTAAAAAATGTGAGCTGATCGTCAAAATCCACATTTGAAGAAAAATTGAATCTGTTTTGACAGAAATAAAGTTCTTCATCATTTGTTGGAAGATCGAAAACTTGTGTTTGTCCTACACTGTTATTAAACGTGGGTGCACCTACGACCACACGTAAACCTTCGTCGGCCATAGATAGGGCACCACCATTTCCGGGTCCGGTTAAATCTCTATGTAAACGATCCCAAGCAAACACACCACCAACGTTTGTAAAGTTATACACTCTCGATCTATTCGCGAGAGGTGTACCTACGGCGACGCGTGTACCTGTATTGGACACAGCTACCGACGTACCCGATTGTTGTTCGGCCACCGTACCTTTGATCGAGGGACCTATTTGTGTCCACGCGGTTGAATAGAAAAATACGCGCGCGTGTCCGGCATTCGTAAAACTATCGGCATTCTTAGGGGCGCCCACGATGAGAAACGACCCATTCTTGGAGAGGTCAACCGATGTTCCAAATTCATCCCCCACAGCTGTTCCGTCGATATCAGAACCCCGTTGTGTCCACACACCCCCGTTATAGACAAATACACGCACATGTCCACGACTCGAATCATGACCGTAGGCTCCTATAGCCACTGTATAATCCGTACTACCAGACGTCACCGGATTGGAAATAGAAACAGCTTTACCTGAAAAATCACCGGTACTCTCACCATCCATGTTTCCACCCAATTGTTGCCAACCTGGTCCTATACTATAATACCACACTTGTACACGCCCTCGATTCGAGTCGTATTCGGGTGCACCTATAGCAACATGTGTTCCGTTTCCAGATAAAGACACGGACGTTCCTGACATACCTGTGATATCCGAACCAAGCTGTGTCCATGACCCGTTAGCGTATTGATACACTCGGACCAGACTCGATCCAGGTGAACCGATGGCGAGTGCCGTACCAGTTTCAGATAAAGAAACGGATGTTCCTAGTAATTCTCCGTCAGCGAGTCCATTAATATCGGAACCCAACTGTGTCCATGTCCCCGATACTAATTTGAATACACGGACACGACCCTTATTCTGATTGGGATTATCGATAACACCATCTTCCGGACTGGTATCCACTTGTAACTCATATTTGGGTTCACCTATGGCGATGGTCGTTCCATCCGGTGACATCGCGACAGCGTACCCAGAATCATCACTCGGATTTGTACCTATGATACTTCCACCTAATTGCTTGGGTTCGAGGGCCACGCTTTCATCTTCGAGTTCAAATTTTGTATTCCTCAAAAACCAATGAAGACATTTGACAGGAATGTTTGGAACAAGATTCGTTTGAATCACAGGATTTCCGAGTTCACTGACGGTCGTAGGATGTTTTCGAACGATATCCGTCACTATCGTCTGAGGTTGATGACTAAGATATTTGCGCTCTTCGGGTGTGACTGTGATTTCTTCAGTGATGAGTTTAAATTCATCAAGAATCAAAGTATCGAGTGTATCCGTAAAAAATGATTGTTTATGAAACTCGAGTACAAACTCAATCTTTTGTTTATGGACCGCACACACGGGGAAATATGGGCGATTTGGTTTATTCGTGGAGTATTCATCACTCGCATATTTTCGTGCGAAGAAAAACTGAAGCGGAATCATGAGATCCGTCTCGAGTCTAGAGACGGAATCCGTCTTTGTGGAATCGTCAAAACCTATACTTCTATTTACAAGAAACCTATTCGCCACCTTCTCTGAAAGTTCTAAATACAATTCATCGTAAATGATTCCCCAATCACCTTCGATCTTCTCGAGTTCTGTGTCATCCACAAACATCGTGACACTTTTGAGAATGTGTCGACCCAACTGATCTGCATAGTTCCCATTCGACACTTTTGGCATTTTGATACTGAGCCACATGTTACTCAAGAGATCACCCATGTTTTGGGGATTAAATTGAATCTTTATAGTCTGTCCAAACGGCCAATTTGGAATTCGTCCGGTATTCACCACATTTTTACTCCTGTGATATTTTCTAAAGTTCGAATGTCGTCTCGTAGTATTCGGGTTAAAGAAAGATTCCGCTGGATCCTTGCAAAGTAAGTGTGTGTCTTGCTTTCCAATAGCTTTAAGTGAAATCTTTGCAGCTTCACCCATACCTACTTACTGCTTACATATTTTTAATATCATTCTTCCACATAGTCATAGGAGATGTCGCCTTCATCGTCTCAAGTTCCGCACGCGCCTGTTTCGATTGTGTCAGTAGTTCTCGGACTGATTCTTCGGTGTACTGAACCGTCTTGATGTTTAGGAGATAGTCATACGTGTCGTTGATTTTGGGGAACGACTCGGAGAGTTGAAGCTCGAGATCCTGTTTTTTACGCCTGAAGACTACGATGTCACCGTTGATCACCATCGTCACGAATCGTGACTTGTACTCACACATTTTCGATTTCGCTTCGAGAACCTTGATGAGATACTCTTTGCGTTTGACATAATGGTCGCGTCTCAGCTCGATGAAATCCATGAGAATGTCTTCGGGTGTCTCGTATTTGTGAATACCTCGTGTGGGATGGAACAGGTGCATGTTTGTTGTCCGAAACGTTTTTTGAAGCTTGAGGTCTTTCACCAGATCTTTTCCCGAATAGTCCTGGATCACAAAGTCAACATTTTCCGTCGTACTATTGTTCGTGTACGACGAGATCACCTTCTTTTCTATGAGTGTGTCGAGGTACTCTTTGTAGTCCTGTGTCCAACGACCGGGTGGAAGCTCGGAGACTTTGACCGTCTTACCGACAGTTGTCCATACACCCTCCGTCACCCATGTATCATCCTGTTCAAACACTTTACCCTTGAATCCACGAAACCAGGGTTTCATGCGTACAACCCCTTTTCCATCGAGAATGTTCATGATGTTTTGTTTGATATCCTTTGGGTTGAATGGGGGAACGTAACAACTGAACCCCGTCCCGATACCTTCTGTACCATTCACGAGAACCATAGGAATGGTGGGCATGTAAAAGTCGGGTTCAATCGAGCGACCATCATCATCCAGGTATTTGAGAATCGCATCATCACGAGGGTCGAAAAGGTTTCGAGCTTCGGGGGTCAGTCGTGTAAAAATGTACCTCGTTTGAGACGCATCCTTTCCACCCATGAGCCGTGTACCGAACTGCCCACAGGGTTCCAGAAGGTTAATGTTGTTACTACCCGTATAGTCATTCGCCAACTTCACGATCGTTTCTGCGAGAGATACTTCACCGTGGTGGTACGCACTCTTCTCAGCCACATAGGCTGCCAGCTGCGCCACCTTCATCTCCGCGGTCAAGTTTTTTTGGAAACAGGCGTACATCACCTTACGCTGCGATGGCTTGAGACCATCCGCCATGTGAGCGATGGAACGTTTGAGGTCTGCCAGTGAAAAGTTGACCAGATCCTTGTGTACGAAATCGGTAATGTCCAACTGTTTAACCTTTCCGTAGGCCACCTCGAGTTCCTTCGAATCTTTCGCCGTACTCTCGAGAAGCCAAGACTTTCGAGCGTCCGCCTTCTTTTTGTCGAACGCGAGGACGATGGACTCATCCGTCATCGTATCCATGTCAAACTTCACAGTCAGGTCTTGAATCTTCTTGAAATATTCACGAGCCTCAGCACTCGTAGACGTACCGAGACCCTTGTAGTACTTGATTCGCCAACCTTGTCTCCCCGAACCATACCATGACCGGAACGCCGAGTCTGTGTAAAACGATTTGGACTCCGAACCTTTCATAGCCTTGATGATTGGAGTCACCATCGAGACAACAAAATTAAGTTTCAAAAGACTGGGCCAGAAGTAGTGAATCATGTTGAGGATGAGACCCTTGATGTG